CCCAGGAGGCATCGATCTGCTTGATCAGCGACGAGACGAGGACGATGTCGTCGGTATCGGCTTGATCGCGCGCTTCGCCGGCGGCGACGACGAAGTCGTGCTCGGCATCGCCGCCGCTGACCGTCACCGCCAGCCCGCCGACATAGTCGCGCGGGATCAGATCGTCGCTGTCGGTGCCGCCGAGGTCGTCCACCGTTGCGATCACCAGGTCGGCCGCGTCCGTCACCACCGCCTTGTAACGCCCGTCGACCCAGATGTCGGTCGCCGGCCGCCCGGCCGAATCCAGCACCACCGGATTGGTGTTCGCGTTGGTTTGCGCCGCCGCGTCGTCGCGCGTCGGATAGCTCGCCTTTACCGTGTCGACCGTGCCGGCCTGATAGATATGGATCTTGCCGCCGCTCAGCGGGTTGCCGCTGGCGTCGGTCCAGCCCAACCCCGGCACGTTCAGGATCGTCGCCGCCATCTAGCGCCTCCAGCCGTATTCGTAGCGCGACACCTGCAGGCCGCGGTCGACCGTGCTTTCGCGCACCTGGGCGAACTGCGCCCTGAGCGCGCGCTTGCCGCGCTCGGCGTCGATCGCCGCCATCTGCGGTATCGTCAGCCCGGCCGCCGCCGCCAGCTCCACCGCCAGCATCTTGCGCAACGGGCGGACGAAGCTGTCCGGCACGTTGATCGTGTCATCGAGCCCGTACGACGCCACCCCCAGCGGGATGCCGTCGAGATCGAGCGCGCTGATCATCTGATTGAGCCGGCGCAGCCCGTCGGCCGCCTCCTCGGCACTGGGGTCGACATCGAGCGCCAGGACCTCGGCATCCTGATAGGCGTCGGTGACCAGTTCGCGGGCGGTCGCCATCAGTCGCCCTCACCGCCAAGGCCGGCCGGACTGTCGGCCCAGCCTTTCTTCGGCTTGCCGTCGAACAGGTCCTGCTCGACCTCGCCGTCGCGGCCGCGCCGGTAGCCCCACGTCGGCGTCTCGAACGCCTGCATCCGCCGGGCGAACTCGACCGGCCCGATCATCTGTCGCATCGCCGTCTCCTGAGTCTTCTGATTGGCGGGACCTGCGCCGCCCGTCACGCCGAAGGCGTGCTACCCGCACGACGCCCCCACCCGGCCACGAATTATGTCGGAAGAGCCTGCGCCACCCCGCTCCCCCACCCGGCCACCCATTAAGGATACTCACGTGGGTGGCCGGGTGGGGGTGCGGGGCGGTGCAGGCCGCGCAACGCGCAAAAGAAACGGGGCGGTCCAAGAACCGCCCCGTCACCCTCACCCTTACGCCGCGCCGCTGGTCCGCGCCGCCAGTTCGGGATAGATCGCCTTGACGCCATACATGATGTCGCAGCGGATCTGCTCCACGTCGTTGGTGATGTCGTAGTCCTTCACCAGACGGATGGAGATACCCTTGTGCGTCTGGCGCGACTTCCAGCCGGCAGAGTCCGGCAGTTCGATCGGCACCGTCACCAGCGCGAACGCGTTCTTCTGGAACACCAGGTTCTGCGGATAGACCGTGCCGGCCGTGCCGAGATAGTTGATCGGCGCGTTGTTGGCCGGCGCCGCACTCACCGTCTGATACGGGCCCGACGTGATGATCGGCGGGCTGATCGTCAGGTTGGTGTCGGCCGCCGCGCTGGCGTTGGTCGTGACGTCGGCCACCACAACGAACTGCTGCAGGAAGTCGAGCGTCTCCCGGCTCACCGGGTTGACGGCGAACACACCGTCGATGGTGAACACGTCGCCGGCCTTCAGGTCCTGCGACGCGGTCCAGCCGTCGGTCACCAGCGTCTGCTGATAGTTCGTCAGCGAGGCGTTGTAGGTGACGTTCTGGCTGGCGCCGTCGACCAGCGGCGTACCGCCGTGCGCGCCCACGGTATGCCGGCGGATGTTCTGATCCATATACATGTCCAGACCGCCGACATTGCCGAGCGACCCCTTGCGGTAGGCGTCGTTCGCCGCCCGCTCGATATAGAGCCCGGTCAGGTTGCTGACCATGCCCCAGTGGTCCTTCGGCGACAGCACCGCGTAGCGCATGTCCTGCGGCACCGCCAGCTCGTCGAGCCGTTCGGGCGCCTGTGCCAGGTCGGCGAAGCTGTTCACCGTCTGGCCCGGCGTGCCGACCCAGTTCCATACGTTGGCGTAGAGCCCGCACAGATCCTGGTCGACCGTGTTGGCCAGCGTGATCATCGCCGGCTTGATGTAGCGCTCGCTGTACTCGTCGATCTTCAGCGTCATATCCGCCGAGGTGAACTTCCAGGCGACATGCTTGCGCTTGTCGATGGTGATCGACGTGCTGGCTTCCTCGACGTCCTGGTTCACCAGGGTGACGCCGTCGGACGCCTCGAACTTCACCGGCTTGCGGATACTCACCGACTCGCCGATCTTCACGAACTCCTTGCGATAGTCGCGGTGCACGCATTTGCCCATCGCCAGGTTGTTTTCCAACTGCATCAGCGCCTCCTTGGCGATGATGGTTGGCGTCAGCAGTGACTGAACCATTCCTCTAGATCCCTATCGGGCCGCGCGTTACCGGAGCTTCCCCGACTGCCGAAGGGCGGTGTATTCCTCCATCGGCAGGCTATCGAGGTTCGGCATGGGGGCCTCGCCCCCGCTGCCGACGGTCGACACCGGGTACGGCGCGGACGTTGTGCGTCTCGGGGCGGGCATCGCCAGACCGGCTTCGATCCGCCCCAGTTCATTTGCCGCGGAGAGCGGGTCCAGCGCGGCGATGCGCGCTGCGTCGTGCGGGTGGGACCCGAGGTGGTAGGCGATGTCCGGGCCATGTTCGGACGCCTGGATGACGGCCGCCATGACCTCCGACACCGGCAGGTCTTCGGCAAACGCCACCGCGTCGAAATCGTCGAACCGGTGGCGCGCGGCGTCGACGCGCTGTGCGAATACCTGCGCCTGCGCCAAGGCCGCTGCCTCTTCCATGCGCTGATCGTCGCTCACCCCGTAGTCCGTGTCGGCGACACGGCCCTGCGCCACGCCACGCCAGTAGTCGGCGTCGCGTTCGGCGTCTCGCGCTCTCCTGGTCAGATCGCCGATGCGCTTCTGGACCCGGCCCTTGCGCTTTGCCCTGGGCCGGCCGTCCGCGGTGGCATCGTCGTCACCGTCCGCAGCCATTTCGGCGTCCTCGTCGCCGCCGGCGGCTGCCGCCGTGTCATCGTCCTGCCACTCGGGCGCGACCTGTTGTGCCTGTTCGGCATGTTCGTCGGGCAACGGCGCACGCGCCTGCTCGACCGCCTCGGCATCCAGGTCTGTGTTCTGGGTGTCGTCACTCATAGCGCTACCTCATAGGTGCGGATGGTCGCGGCATCGGCCCTGCCGCTCGGGCATGAAAAAGGCCCGCCACGGGCGAGCCTGTCGGTGCAGCGATGGCCGGCCTGTTACGGCAGCGGCATCGCCGGTTGCAGCGGGGGCGCGCCTTGCGGCGGGCCGCCCGTTGCTGGGCCGGCGGGTTGGGCCAGCGCCTCGCCGATCACCTGCATCACGATCTGCCGCACCGCGGCGTCCAGGCCGCCGGCCATCGCAATGCCGAGCTGTTTCTCGGCGTTCTCCAGTTCCTTGCCCTGCGTTTCGGCGTTGAGCTTTTCGATCTTCGCCATCATCTCGGCCATCTTCGCCGCCACCGCCGGATCGGGCGGTTCCGGCGCCGGCGGCTGCCCGTCGTTGTCGTCGCGCAGTTCCGGCGGCAGCATGAAGCGCAGCCGTTCGGCGATCTTGTCGGCGCCGGGCCAGTCCTGGTTCTTGGCGATCAGGTCGGCGATCAGCGCGCCCGACTGCGGGAACGCCTGGATGAAGCCCAGCATGCCCTCGACCGCCTCGATCCGCCGGGTGTTGAAGCTCGGCCCGGTCAGCACCACCACGTCGTAGCGGCCCACCGTCAGGTCGTTGAACACGACGGGGCCGTCCGGCCCGGTGACCACCGTGTTGACCTGGGCGAAGCCCTCGGTGTCGTCCTCGTTCAACAGGCGCACCGTGCGCTGGGTGTCGAAGATCTTCGGAATGAGGTCGACCAGGATGCGCCCGGTATGGCCGACCGCGCGGGCCATGTTGCCAGGATAGACCGCGGTCGCCGTGTCGCTCTGCTGTTCGCGGGCGCGGATCGCCCGGCCGCTGGTCTCGTTCGACCGCGCGCCCATCGCGGCGTCGAACACGCCGGTCGTCGCCTTCATGTCGTCGGCGGCGATCATCGCCTGCCGGTCCATCGCCGCGCTCGCCATCGGCGGCGGCTCGCGCTGCGGCGGCGGTGCCATCTCGTCCGGATTGTACAGCAGGTAGGGGAAGTTGCGGACGTTGGCCTCGCGCCAGTCGGCCTCGTGGCCCTCGATCTGCGTCGGCGTCAGCTTGTACGGCGCCTTCGGCTGCAGCGCGGTGAACTCGGCCTGCGCCGTGATCCAGTAGTTGTACATGCGCTGCGGGTCTTTCGCGTGGCGCACGATGCCGTGCCGCACCACCCGGTCGCCGACCGCGATCTCCTCGCCGATCACCGGCACGATGGGAATATGCTTGCCGGCCCACTCGTTCGGTCCGTTCAGCACCTCGGCGCCGGACACGACATACTGCTCGACCTTGTGCGACTGCACCTTGCGCTCGCGGTGGATCGGCAGGGTCGACAGCACTTCCGGGCTCTTGTCGGTGATGTCGACGACCGCGCCGTTCTGCAGCTGCGCCAGCGTCCGGGTCACGTCGACCTTGCGCCAGTATTCCGCCACCCGGACATGCTCGTTGCGGTACCAACCGTGCAGGTAGTCCGGCAGGTCCTCGAACTCGAAATCGGCGTACCGCGCGTCGGGGTAGAGCTCGCGGAACCGCTCCTTGGTCAGCAGGTCGACGACGAAGCACCAGCGCGCATCCTCGCGCGTCATCAGCTGCGCGCCCGGGTCCCAGACCACGGCCAGCGGGTTCCTGATCGGCCGGATCAGCAGGTCCTGCTCGAACATGTCGTCGTCGGTGAACCTGGTCAGCACCCGCCAGTGGCCGATGCCGCAGGTCGCCGCGCAGTCCAGCGCATGGATATAGGCGGTCGACGCCTCCGAGGCGTTCTCGATGCTGCGGATCAGCCCGGTGAACACCTCGGCCAGCGCCGGGTCGCTCTTGTCGTCCGACGGCCGCACCTTGATCGACGGCCGGTTGACCCGGGCATCGCCGGTGATCTGGTTGATGATCGTCGGCAGCCGGTTGATCGTCAGCATCGGCCGATCGTCTTCCACGCGCTCCTGCGCGATGGTATCGGGCCATTGCTCGCCGGCGCGGAACTTCAGATCCTCGAACGCGTTCTCACGGTTCTCGCGGTCGTAGTTCTCACCGTCTTCGTACCGGCTGCGGGCTTCGTCCAGCAGATCGGTATGTGCAAGAATATCGTCCATCAGTGTCCCAACCATCCGCTTGAACGGCTACGGCGCCGGCCGCCGGCGGCCGACAGTTTCGACAAATCCCGCCGGCCCTTGGTCAGCCGCGGGAACAGTTCGCTGAAGGCCCAGACCATGGCATCGACCCGGTCGGGGCTGCCCTCGCCCTCGTAACCGGCGGCGGTGACCTGGCACATCTGGCCCTCCAGTTCGGGAAAGCTGCCGACATGGGAAATCCTGCCGGTGCTGTACAGCGCCGCGATCGGCTCCGCCCGCACGTGCTTGCCGCGCGTCGCGCGGACTTCCCGGATCGGCAGGTTCGGGCGGACCGTCT